GGATTCTAAATGGCTAACCATCCGCCGTATTCGGTCGTGTTGACCTACGATGAGCAGCAAGAAAAGTTCAACGTTCAGACGGTTGACCCTGCGAAGCTGGCACCGTTGCTGAGCGGCCGGCTCGAAATGCCGATCCTTCTCGACGAGTTCGACTACAAGGTTGATGACGAATTCGCTCGGCGGCTCGGGGTGGCGATGCTCAACCTCATTGCGCTAGGGAAGCCAGAGCTGAAGCGCTACATGAGCGTCACACCGGGGCCGATCCCGCGCCCGGAGGGCGATGTCTAGCCAGCTTCCAGCGGTAGCCGCCGTCGGGCGGCTTTTTTTGACGGTTTGCCGTGACCAAACCGGCGCGAAGGCTGGGAAACCGAGCCGGACAGAAGTCGCGCAAACGGTGCCAAGTCGAGCGCGACGTTACAGGTCACAGGAACGAGGCGTCCCCGAGTTGGGGACGCCTGCACATTCAACGACCACGAAAGCGAGAGGGGAGTCACCCCGTCGTGCGACCGCCGCGCGTTTCGAGTTCGAGGTCGGTCGTGAATCCGCCATCTGCGGTAAGCGCGTGCGTGGCCTTTTTCACAAGCCAAGCGGTCGCATCGATTTGCGGCTTGAATCCCGATACGGTTACTGGCATCTCGGGGAACAGCTCGGCGTGACCACGGGCGAGCGAATACCGCATCGTCGCGTGGCTGCGCTCGATGCGACCGCTTTCGCCCTGCGCGGCGGCGATTGCTTCTGCTCTGCTCGCAAAGCTCTCAGGCAACACCTTCACGTTCGTGCTGTTTGTTTCGCCAACGACCACTGATTCGCGCCTCACGCTTCCGTTTGAATGGTAGTAAGCCCGCACGGCCGCGTAGCGCTCCCGCTCCGATACGTGATATTCGTGCGCGTCACCGTCGGCTCGTGTCAAGGTCAAACCCGGAAACTGTTTGCCGCTGACCGACTTCGCCTCACCGATCGGCATGAACAACAGCCGCAGGTCCTTCACGTTCATGACGGCGTCGTAGCGCTTCGCCAGTCTCGTCAGAAACGACATATCGCTCTCATGCGTTTGGTCGATGTGAGCGATGGCGATGCGCCCAAGCCGATCGGCAACGGCGGGCGTCAGACGGTAGCGCGCGGCGATTGCGCGAACGATCGAACTGATCGTTTGCCGATGCCAGCTCCGCTCACGGCGCTCTTGCATGCCGTTCGTCATCGACGCCGATCGCGCACGCACAGTAAGCGTGTCAGGGGTGCCCGAATGAGCGAACTCGGTCACGACAAAGGTGCCCTTGTCCACGAGCGGTGCGCCAGACCAACCGATGGCCACACGGATCTCGTCGCCTCTGTTCGGAAGCGCGAGGTCGCCGCGCGAATCGTCCAGCACCAGATCGACAGTATCTGCCTCGTCCGCACGCGATTCAGTGAGCGTCAGCGATTCGAGTCGCGGCTGAAACCGTAGCGAGATATCACGTCCGCCAAGGGAGATTCGATAGTCCGCCATCGGCTCGATGCGGTGGAGCGGGCGCGCGGCCGTCATGGCTCGTTTTGTTGCGCGTGCGGTCATGTGTAGCTCCTCGCTCCCGGGGGGATGCGCGGGCCGGCGCGATCATCGCTTACCCGCTGGCTGCGCAGCGCTTCGTCGTCGATGCGCTCGAGCGTGAGCGTGAACTCGATCTTGCGTGCGAGTCCGTCGCGGGTATGGTGCGACTGCGTCTCGTCGAGGCCGGTGATGACATACGCGCCGTAGACATTCCCCAGTCCGTCCACCAGGACGTAGCCGTCGCCCGAATCCGCCATGGCGGCGAGCCGGGCAATCGACGCGATGGAGCCCACAGACTCCGGAGCCACCAGACCGCTGAACGTTATGGTGTCCTCGCCCGGACCCGTGTACTGACGAGCGTCGCGAACGCCGACGCGCGATTTCTTCGGATGCTTCCAATTGCGACGCCGTTGCAGTTCGTGAAAAGGCGCGGTGGTTAGGCTGAACACGAACTGATCGAGCGACATCAACATGGTCGGACCTCAGAATCGTTAGTCGGAAAGACGGGCGCTCGTTCGTGAACGTTGCGCGCGCTCCCGACGGTCCAGTTCGGCGGCAACGGCGCGCGCAATTGCGCTCGGATCATCTCCCGCGCGCGGAAAGATGTTGATCACGATCGGCGTCGCTGTCGCCGCGGCGGTTGGCTTCTGGAGCGATGCGGGCGGAGCCGGCGCCGCGATTGGCGGGCGCCGGTCAATCGGCACGATCGCGCGAACGGTCCGTTCGGCCGCCCGGAGCGTCGGCATCCCGAACGCTGTCGTGGCCGCGACTGCAAGGCCCAACGCTGCCCGCGAGACGTTGCGTTGCTTTCCCGTTATGCCGAGCGCAGCCCCCTCACCGATGAAGCCGCCCAGCTCGGCGAAGATCCGGCTCGGGCTCTGGATGCGCAACTTGTCTTTGAACCAAGCGACCGTCGAATCGGCTACGTTGCCGATCGCTTGCTTTACTCGCCCAAGGCTGTTTGTGATGCCGGTAACCAGGCCGGATATCAGGTCGCTGCCGATTTCAGCGAAGCGAGTACCGATGCTTCTGAATGAATCGCCGACGGCCGCGAATGCAGACTGGATCCACTCGAGGGTAGTGCGCCACTTCTCCTGTACCCATTTGCTCGCCGAGCCGAACGCTTCGCGGATGGTCTCTCCCAACGCGGCGAACCTCGGCCCGAGGGTCTCCCAGTTCTGCCAGACGTACAACGCTGCCGCAGCCAAGAGCGAGACGACGGCGACGATCGGATTGGCGAGTGCGGCGCGACCAACCAGGAGGAGCCCCCGAGCCAACACACCAAGTGCCAGACCCGCGGCCGAGGTTGCTCGGGCGAACGACGAGCGAAGGAGCGTAGCCAGGATGCGGAACGCCATGCCAAAAGTCGAGCCCGCGCGGGAAAGCAATCCGAGCTTGCCGCTCGTGGCCGACAGAGTCTGCGAAACCGGGTCGTGCAGCAGCGAGGCGAACTTGCCAAAGACGTTGCGCAGCAGGCCGCCTTTCATCCCGAGTACCGACATGCTGAAGCGGAGCATCGCAAGGGGGACGAGCGCGCTGGCCAACGCGACGGATACGCCGCCAAGCCCGACCAACAGCAGCGCAAGCACCGCGGTAGTTTTCAGAATGGCACCCGACAGACGAGGGTGCTCCTTGGCCCATGTGCCCATGCGCTCCGCCATCTGACCGATCCACTCGGTAATCGCTTTCACTTCCGGTGCGATCGATTCGCCGATCGCAGCGAATGCATTGGTCAGTGTCCCGCTCGATGCGTCCCACAAATTCTTGAGCGTGCCGAGCTGGCGGTTGACCCGTTCTTTGAGCGTGGCCTGACGCTCCATCTTTGCAAGCACTTCGTCGTATCCCGCTTCCCCCTTTTCGATGAGCAGCGACACCATCTGCAGTGTCTCCGCATCGTCCCCGAAGACCGTCTTCAGTACGCTGCCACGCCGCTGGGTATTGAGCGTCTTGAGCTTGTCCAGCTCGCCGAACATTTTTTTGAGCCCGCCGAACTCGCCGCGGCCGTCAGTGAAGTCGAGCTGGCGATTCGGCTCAAGCGTCTTGTTGGCCTTCGCGACCTTCTGTTTATCCATTCCGAGCTGGAACACTTTGCGCAACGCATTGCCCGCGGCGCCGCCCTCGAGCCCCGATTGATCGGCCATGACGACGATCGGCGCGAGTGCTTTCGCGCCGTCGAGTCCTTTGAGCTTCGCCGTGTCCATGGCGGGCGCGAGCTTGGAGAAGGCCGCCAGCATGTTGTTACCGTCTACGCCGAGATAGAACGACTTCTGGATCACGTCCATGAGCTGGAGCATGTCGGTCTCGCGGGTGCGAGTGGCATCCTGCAGTTTTGCCGAAAACTCGGCTGCCTCTGCCGGGGTCTTTTTCAACTGGACTGCCAAATATGCTGCGGCCTCGCCGATGCCACCAAGGATCGCTTCGGCACTGATGCCTTGCCGCACGAGCATCGTCATCATTTCCTGGAAGTCCGAGGTTGTGCCCGGCAGCCGATTGCCAAGGCCGACCGCGAGTGCGTTGATCTTCGCGAATTCCGCGGGCACGACACTGCCGGCGCGCATCAA